TACACACCCCTTTCAGCACACATTATGCACACATTTAGGGGGGGTAGGGGGGAAAACTTGGGGCTGGTAAGAATGACGTAATGCAACTCACTATATTTTTATAAAAATTACAGCTTAGGGGGGTTAAGTTATAGGGTGGGTTATACAACCTCTTTAAAGGGGCTAGGAGGGCCTAACGGCTACTCAGGCTACACTGCCCTAGGCATAAGTACTACAGAGGCTGTATGGTACCTTATAATCGGTTTAATTGCTATATGCTGCTCGGCTGGGGCCTCGCGTGGTACGCATCGGTGTACTACTGCCTCGCATGATATGCATTACAGGATATGGGGTATGGACGTTATGCTCGGCACGCCCCTCGCGTGCGTTAATACAATACATACATAACAACAATACCCTAAAGGTATTGTTGTATATAAGTATACTTATAACTATAATACTTATATATATATATATATTAGGGTATCATACTTTTCTTAGAAGTCAAGTACTTTCTTAAGATTCTTGTTAAATAAAACTATTTTCAATCCTTTGTTAGAAATCTCTTGACATTCTTGTAAAAGTAGTGTATAATATAGGTATACGTTCAACACTCTGTTCAATTAATTGAAGGAGTTCAAAGTTTTGTTTAAGGAAACACATGTCTTTGTCTGATTCGACCACAGGTCGTAAAAAGTCTTTACCCTCAACTCCTGTTCGGAGTACTTTAGCACCGACCAACAAACAGTGGTCGGACAAACAAAAGATGGAAGCTGTGAACAGCTACCTCCTGTTGGGTAATTTAGCTTTAACTGGCCGCTTGTTAAACATCCCTGAGATCACGCTGCGCGTGTGGAAAGCAACTACTTGGTGGAAAGATGCTGTCACGGAGGTCAAAGCCTCCGAGAAGATTGAGCTTTCTGCTCGCATCAAGAAGCTTGTAGATGCCTCCATTACGGTCATTGAGGATCGTATGCAGAACGGTGATTACCAGTTTGACCAGAAGACAGGGCAGACAGTTAGGAAGCCAGTCAGTATGAAGGATGCCCATAAGGTTGCTGTAGACATGCAGGACCGTCGGGAGATCTTGGAGAAGTCTGAGGTCGTTGTCCAAACTGAGGAGCATGTCGAGGATAAGCTGTTGAAGCTTGCTGAGAGGTTCGCTGGCTTCATGGTGACGAAGGAGATTGAGCAGCGCCATGACTCTAACCGCACAATTGACGTTGATGATATTGAGATTAAAGGGTCTTAAGTAATGGCAATATGCATCATAGTTCCAACAATAAATAATGGAAAAGGTTGGGGAGGATCATCGTATGTTCATCCAGAACTACGGCCTATTTCTATTATCTATCGTGGTGTGGATGATCCAACATTATATGTAAAAATGGATTATGAGCATGCAAAAGATGCAGTCATTAACTTAACACATCAGGGGCATAAATTATATCCCCAAAGATTTAGGCAAGATGAGTCCCGTGAATGGGAACAATATAAGGAACCTTATGCCCTTCATGAAAAACGGGAAGCGCGACTACAAACGCGAGAACCTGCTCTACAACAGCAAACCAGAACAGATAAAAGCACGGTCAGAGCGCACCACATTGCGCCGACAAGCTAATGCCTCTGGCGTCACTTCTAAGGGTGATGGTAAGGATTTAGATCACATTAAGCCCTTGTCTAAGGGTGGAGCTAATAAGATGTCTAACACCCGTGTAGTGTCTCAGAAAGCCAATCGTAGTTTTAGTCGTAATGCTAATGGCTCCTTGAAGAGTCAGACTTCTAAAGCAGAACGACATAAGCAATGAGTACCTTAACGGCAGATGTCATAGCTGGTTTTGTAGGCTCTGTCTTAGGTAATAGATTTGATGGTCGTAGTTCATCTCCAGTGTTCCACAAAGAATGCTGGGAACTATGTACCTCTAACGAAAAGTTTGTGGCAATCGCTGCTCCACGCGGTCATGCGAAATCTACAGCAGTGACTCTGGGGTATGGGTTGTCCACTCTCTTGTTTCGTGAACGCAAGTTCATGTTGCTTGTCTCAGATACTGAGTCTCAAGCATCCCTATTTCTAGGGACGTTCAAACAAGAGTTGCAAGATAACAATGAATTGATTGACTTGTTCCGCATCAAACGGAATGAGCAAGGTCTGGTTAAGTTCCTAAAGGATTCTGAAACAGACATTATAGTTGAGTGTGAGGACGGGCATAAGTTCCGTATCATTGCCAAGGGAGCGGAACAAAAGCTTCGTGGATTGATTTGGAATGGAAGCCGTCCTGACATCATTATGTGCCACGAAGAGGGCACAATGATAAACACCCCCGAAACTGGATGGATTAAGAACACTGATTATCCAGATGCTAGAGTAGTACACACTACTGAAGCTTATAAAATAACCTTTGATGATGGTCACACAGAAGTTGTGTCCGGAGATCACCGATTTCTAATAAAAGGATCAGGATGGAAATATCCGTGGGAACTACAGATAAACGAGAACGTCGTCGAGAATGGGACCAGCGATATGTTGAGTCAAATCCAGATAAACGAGCAGAATCTCTTAAAACCTATAACAATAAAGCAGAGACTAAGGAACGTGTTGCAGCGTGGCATGAGGCGAATAGTGATCGAGTCGCTGCTTCTAGGCAACGTTGGTACGAGAGAAATAAAGAGAAAGCTTTTGAGCAAGCTAGGAAATATGCTAAGGAGAATCCTGCATGGAAAGCTGCTCACTGCGCTAAACGCCGATCACGTAAACTCAGGGCCTGTCCTTTATGGCTTACCCAAGAGCAACTGAATGAGATAGAGCAGTTTTATAAACAGGCTAAAACCCTATTTAAAGAGACTGGTATTCCTCATCACGTAGATCACATTGTTCCACTTCAAGGTAAAGCAGTTTCTGGACTCCATGTCCCGTGGAATTTACAGGTTATTACTGCTTCTGCCAATTCAAAAAAGAGTAATCATTTTGAAAATAACTCATATTGAGCGGCTTGAAGGAGGGGCCAATGTCGTCGCGTTATCTACGAAATCCGGAGTCTATGAAACAGAAGCTGGAATATCACATAACTGCGACGACATGTAGCTGGAAAACGATGAACTTGTGATGAACAAGGAACGTCGTGATAAGATGCGAAGGTGGTTTAAAGGGGCGCTACTGCCCTGTAGAGCCGATAGCGGGATAGTTCGGATAGTGGGTACCATCCTACATAACGACAGTCTTCTAGAGCGTCTTATGCCAAATGACAGTGACAAGCGCACTACACGAGTAGGCCTTAAAACCTCCTCTACCCTCAAGGGTATGTGGAAGTCTGTTAAGTATCGCGCACACAATGAAGATTTTTCCGAACTACTATGGGCCTCCAAGAAGAGTGCTTCAGAGTTTAAGATGCTTTATGAAGAGGCTGTTAAAGACGGCACTACTGATATTTACAGTCAGGAGTACTTGAATGTACCCCTTGATGAGTCAGTGACCTTCTTCAAACGGGCCGATTTTCTTCCTGTAACAGAAGAGGATGCTAAGAAACCCCTTCATTACTACATTACGGCTGACTTGGCGATCTCTGAATCAGAGCGCGCTGATTATTCTGTCTTTGTTGTGGCCGGAGTAGACGAAAACAAGATCATACATATCAAAGACGTTATACGTGAACGTATGGATGGTAGGGAAATCGTAGACACGCTACTTTCCTTACATCGAATCTACGAACCAGAGGCTATTGGTATTGAGGATATGCAAGTATCCAAATCCATCGGGCCTTTTTTGCGTGAGGAGATGATTAAGACTAACACCTATCTAACCCTATTGCCCTTGAAGCATGGGGGTAGGGATAAGACCAGTCGTTCACGCTCTGTACAGGCTCGTATGAGGGCTCACGGGATCAAGTTTGATAAGGGTGGAGATTGGTATCCCATCTTTGAGAATGAATGTTTGACCTTTCCTCGTGGAAAGCATGATGACCAAGTAGACGCCTTCGCCTATCTAGGCCTAATGCTGGACAAACTAATAGAAGCCCCTACGAAAGAGGAACAAGAAGATGATGAATATGAATCAGAATTCCGGGAATCCGGGTCAGGCAATGGGGGGCAATCAGCAACCACTGGATATTAGCCAAATGCCCACTCAACCACAGGTTTTATCTGGTGGTTTGGGTATGGAAGCTCCTCAACCAGAGGCTGCACAGGAAACCCCCGAGACATCTCTCCGCGCCATCCTAGAATCTGCTAATATTGCTGAGAACTTAGACGAGCAGGAACTCCGAACCATTGGTCACGATGCATTGGAGGGATATAACATTGACAAAGCCTCCCGCGAAGCGTGGGAAGTTCAGATGGATGAGTGGACACGACTAGCATCCCAGATCAGGGAAGATAAATCCTACCCGTGGCCCAAAGCATCCAACGTCAAGTATCCTCTGTTGACTACCGCAGCAATGCAGTTCGCTGCTAGGGCATATCCCAGTCTGGTTCCTTCTGACGGTAAGGTTGTCAAGTCTAAGATCATTGGCAAAGATCCAGATGGCTCTAAACTAGCCTTGTCGGATCGTGTATCTATGTATATGTCCTACCAACTCATGCATGATATGCAGGGTTGGGAAGAAGGTATGGATAAAATGCTCATCATGCTTCCTATCGTAGGAACCATCTTTAAGAAGACCTACTGGGACTCGATCAAGAAGAAGCCTGCGTCTGATGTGATCTTGCCAAAGAACTTGGTGGTTAATTACTGGGCTAAATCCCTACGTGATGCAGAGCGTATCTCTCAAGTGATTGAGATGAGTCCACGAATCTTGAAAGAACGTCAGCTTGCGGGGATCTTCTTAGAGACTGATTTGGGGGATGCTCCCACCCCTGAGAGTAGGAACGATGCTCCCCAGAATGACGATACCACTCCTTACACAATCATTGAGCAGCATACCTATTTGGATCTGGATGATGATGGGTACCAAGAGCCTTACATCGTAACCTTCCATCTTGAGAGTGGTGAAGTACTTCGCATCGCTGCGCGGTTTGATGATACCACTATGTTTCACGATGATGATGGTAAACTGATTAAGATTGAGCCAATTGAGTATTTCACTAAATTCGGGTTCATTCCTAATCCTGATGGTAGCTTCTACGACATTGGTTTTGGTGTCCTTCTAGGCCCCATTAATGAGTCTGTGAACACCTTGATTAACCAGTTGATTGATGCTGGTACACTGAACAACCTACAAGGTGGTTTCTTAGGTAAAGGTCTTCGCATCCGTATGGGCGAAACCCGGTTCCAACCGGGAGAATGGAAAGCAGTTAATAGTACTGGGGATGACCTCAAGAAACAAATTGTCCCCCTCCCCTCCAAAGAACCGAGCAATGTCCTGTTTCAACTTATGGGTAGTTTGATTACCTCTGGGAAAGAACTGGCCTCTGTAGCCGAGATCTTTGTCGGAAAGATGCCGGGGCAGAATACACCTGCTACGACGACTATGGCGACTATTGAGCAGGGTATGAAAGTATTTACTGCTGTCTACAAACGTATTTATCGCTCGTTAGAAGAAGAGTTCATTAAGTTGTTTGCCATTAACGGTACATACCTGAACCCTAATACATACGAAGAGATCATTGATATTACAGTCAGTCCTACTGACTTTAGTACTAAGCAATACAAGATCTGTCCCGGAGCTGATCCTACAGCAGTTTCCCAAACCGAGAAACTACTCAAGGCACAGGGACTCATGGAGATGTTACCGCTAGGCATCCTAGACCCTGTTAAAGTGGCTCTACGGTTGTTGGAAGCTCAAGAGCAGCCCAACTACCAAGACCTCTTGCGCAAGGAAGTTGCACAGACAGGCACCATGCCGCAACAGCCTGATCCAAAACTACTGGAAAGTCAGGAGAAAATTAAGGCGATGCAACAAGGCTCCCAGATTAAACAACAAGAGGCTTCGTTCAAGAGTGAACTGGCCCAACGTGACGCAGTCTTCCAGCAAGCTATGAAAGCTCAAGCCGCTGACCAAGACTCACGTCATAAAGAGATGCTCAATGCTGTACAACTGGCTGTTAGTACACACACTGAGAATATGCGTACTGCTCAAGATAAGCAAAAGTTTATCCAAAGCACTATGCAGAATGAGGTAGCTCATAGGCAAAACGTGGCTCACGCAGAGCAAATGAGCGCTGTTAAAAGACAACAAGCCGCTAAACAATCTTCCAAAGGGAAATAAACTAGATGATTTCAAAAGCAGATTTTATTGATTGGAAATCCAATCCTGTAACCAAAGAGGTCTTCGCCTCTATTTACGAACGTATCCACCAACTCCAAGAAGATCTTGGCGGAAGTGCTGGTATTGATGTTCGACAGGATTCGATGAAAGTAGGAGCTATCCAAGCGTGTCGAGACATCCTTGAAACAGGACTTGATTTGCTAGAGGATAACACATGATTACACCCATTCTCCACCGTATCCTTGTCAAGCAAAACAAGATTGAGGATACTAATAAAGACTACTTACGCGCTGCTAAAGCAGGTATCATTATCCCAGAACATGAGGATAAGGTCAGGGCTCAAGCAGGAGTAGACACTGGTACTATTGTAGCAGTTGGCCCTACCGCCTACAAAGATTTCGGGGTAACTCCACCGATTAAAGTAGGAGATAGTGTGGCCTTTGCCCGGTTCAGTGGTAAGGTGATTCGTGATCCAGTAGACGACGTAGAGTATGTCTTGCTGAATGACGAGGATATTTGTGTAATTCTAACAAAAGATTAATATGACTGATGAAATCAAAGATGTGGTAGACCCTACCGCAGAAGTTCCTACCCATTCCGATGCTGAATTGGAGGCGATGGACTCTGGTTGGGTTCCCAAAGAAGAGTATAAAGGCGTAGAACATAAATGGGTAGATGCTGGGGAATTCCTCCGGCGTGGTGAACTCTTTAAGAAGATCGAGGATCAATCGAAACAACTTAAAGATGTTCGCTCTGCCTTGAATGAAATGAAAAAGCTTCATGGACAAGTTCGTGAAGTAGAGTACAAACGGGCACTAGACGCCTTGCGTGAACAGAAACGCACAGCCCTTCAAGAAGGTGACGCCGACGCAGTTATTGCTGCTGAAGAGCGTATCGACCTTGTTAAGGAGCAGGTTAAGCAGCTACAATCTGAACCACAAGCTGTACAAGAAACATCAGAACATCCTGAGTTTACACAGTGGACTGATCGAAATAGCTGGTACAAGAACTCTGGCCCAATGAAAGCATTCGCAGATGCTTTGGGACAAGACCTTGCCCGTGCTGGTAATAGTCCCAGCGAGGTACTTAAAAAGGTTGAAGCAGAAGTTCGCAAAGAGTTTCCTAATAAATTCCGTAATCCTAATCAGGATAAACCCGGCAGTGTCGAGACAGGACAAGGACGAGGAACTTCGAAGTCCTCCTTCACCCTGACAGATGAACAGCGCCGTGTTATGAACACCTTTGTACGCTCAGGTGTGATGACGGAAAAACAATATGTAGAAGAATTGAAGAGAGTTCAAGGATAAATTATGACAAAAGAAGCAATTGCTAAGGCCCCAGTAGGTCGCGTTACCCGTACCCCCGTTGGTCAGCGTAACATCTTAACGGTTAAAGGGAAAGATCCCGCGTTTGAATACCGTATCGTGAACGATGTAGAAGATCGAATCACGCAGTTTCTGGAGGCCGGTTATGAAATCGTACAATCAGATTCTGTAGAAGTTGGTGACAAACGAGCATCTAACGGTACATCCGTTGGGTCTGCCAAACAACTCTCTGTTGGTCAAGGTACTAAAGCTTTCGTGATGAAAATCAAGAAGGAATGGTACGAAGAAGATCAACGAGCGAAGCAAGGACAGATTGCTGCTACTGAGTCTGCCATCAAAGATCCCACTCTTAATGGTGGTGATTATGGCTCTACTAAATTAAGCCGCGACTAATCACACACAGCCATTAGGGGTACTTACTAATTGACTAATTGGAGTATTTACTGATGTCAACTGTTTCTCGTATTAACGGGTTTCGTCCTGTTAAAACCGGCTCTGGCCCTTACACCGGCCAAGCCAATCTCTATTTTGTACCTGCCTCTGACGCTACGGTCATTATGGTTGGTGATGCTGTTAAGTTGCTGGGCGATGCCCGTGCAGCTACTGGTGTCCCCACTGTAACCCGTATTGCTGCTGGTACAGATATTCCTGTGGGTGTTGTTGTAGGCATCTTGTTTACTGGTGTGGGCGATACTGCTAACGTCCCCCCTGTTAACGACCTTAACACCCCTATGTATCGTCGTGCATCTACAGATCGCTATCTGTTGGTTGCGGATGATCCTGCACTGATCTATGAAGTGCAATTGGCTGGAGCAGGCCCTGCGGCTGCTGCCGTTACCGCCTCTGTTGGTCTGAATGGTGTGTTCACTGTTACTGCCGGTTCTACCACTTCTGGTAACTCTGGTATGCAGTTGGACTCGGCTTCTCAAGCAACTACGGCAACTCTCCCCTTGAAGATCGTAGGCATTCCTAATCGCCCTGATAACATTCCGGGTGATGCTTTCATTAGCTACTATGTAAAACTGAACAGTTCCGCAATGGGATCGCTCGGTACTACTGGCGTCTAATTTTTAATAAAGGAATAATATGTCTATTATCAATAGTGGTTCATTTGCCAAGGCCTTGTGGCCCGGTGTCAATGCTTGGTACGGTAAGGCTTATGATGAGTACAAGGTAGAATATACCGACTTGTTCGATAAGTTCTCCTCCAGCAAAGCGTTTGAAGAGGATGTTGGTATCTCTTCGTTCGGTCTAGCAGTAGCGAAAACTGAGGGTTCTCCGATCTCCTACGACAGTGAGCGTCAGGCGTTCATTACTCGTTATCAACACGTTGTCTATGCGCTTGGTTTCATTATCACGCGTGAGATGATGGAAGATGACCAGTACGATGTCGTTGGTCAGAAGAAGGCTCAAGGTTTGGCGTTCTCTATGCGTCAGACTAAGGAAGTCATTGCTGCTAACGTGTACAACCGTGCATTCAACTCTAGCTACACCTATGGTGATGGCCTGTCGTTGATTAACGCTTCTCACGTTAACATCAAGGGTGGCACTTGGTCTAATCAGATTGCTACGGCATCCGACTTGTCCGAAGCTGCACTTGAGCAAGCGTGTATTGATATTGCCGGTTTCACCAATGATGCTGGTTTGCTGATTGCTGTTCGTCCTGAATCGCTCATCATCCCTCGTCAGTTGATCTTTGAAGCGAAGCGTATCTTGGCTACCGATGGTCGTGTTGGTACTGATAACAACGATCTGAATGCCCTGAAAACATTGGGTGCTGTGCCTAAAGTGGTTACCAATCACTTCTTGACAGATACCGATGCTTGGTTCATCCGTACTAACGTGCCTCACGGTATGAAGTATTTTGAACGTCGTGGCGATCAGTTCGATATGGATAACGATTGGGATACCGAGAACGCTAAGTTCAAGGCTACTGCCCGTTACTCCTTCGGTGCAACCGATGTCCGTGGTATCTACGGCTCTGCTGGCGCTTAATTGACCTTGGGGGTTCCCTGAGTAATTAGGGAGCCCCTTCTACATAAGGAAAACAAATGGCAATTAATTTTGTACAGGGTCAGGTAGCCGTCGGCGACCCTAATCCGGGTGGCCCATCAGTCACCAGTAATGTTAAAGATGTCCGCGTAAAGATTGTAAAGATCACTGGAGTTAACTTTAACACTACCCCAGTAAACACTCTGGTAGCAGTTCTACCCGCAGATGCTTCTATTTTAGACATCCAGTTCTCGGTGAAGGCTCAGTTGGCTGGTGGTGGTATCACCGCCGCTACAATGAGTATTGGAAGTACGTCGGCTGGTTCCCAGTACACCGCAGCTTACAACGCCTTTGGTACAGCTGGTGTTAATGTGGACATTGCTCCACTGAACAGCGTCATGCAGAACTACCAAGCTCCGTTGGGACCAGATCTACCAATCTGGGTACAGGGTACAGCTACAACTGGTAACCCGACAAGTGGTGAGATCTATCTCTCTATTTACTACGTTCGATAACTGGCCCAGTGGGGTATACGGGGGTTTAGGCCCCCTTTTTTTGGTTTGGTTTAGGGGATTAAAATGAGTTCTACTGTTTTTGTTAAGTCTGGACGTGTTCAGGACATCTTGGCACCCACTACGGCCCCCACAGTCACCGGGGCATGGGTGTTTAAAGATGCCCCTAAAAGCACAATTCAAGTAGTTGCTACAGCAGCCGCTACTGTTATTTTTGATGTTTCTAATGATGGTACTAATGCCATAGCTACGGTACTAGGCACTGTCACTCTTGCTGGAGCAGGTAGTGATGGGTTTACTACAGATGCTCCGTGGAAATATATTAGAGCCCGTGTTACAGCTAACTCCGGTACAGTCAGTGCCTTAATCTGCAATTAAATCTATAATGTATTCAGTTAATACATCTATAGTAGGAACACAAGATCCTGTAATAGGTGGAGAAGAACTCATCAACCAGATGGCACTCCATCCACTCATTATTGGGATGTATCAACCAAGTACACTTAAAGCTATTTCTCTTTTAAGAAAATATGGCACCAACGCGCATGTGTACTTGCCCGGCGCAGGAGTCCTGAACGGCCTCCAAGCGGCGAACTTCTTAGACAGCGCACTAACAACGCCGGGAACTCTAGATAACCCTGTAGGCGGTGTAGTGGATGGGTTTGGCGCAATCAACGCCACCCAGTCCACAACGCCAGCGAAACCCATGCTGCGGCGGGGGGCTGTTTGCCTTAACCAATACAGCAAGGATCGTACAAATGGCGCATGGGGAGGTTCAGGGTTTACTGCCAATTCAGCCACTCGCGTGACTTTGCCGTCAGGTGCGTATCAAGCCGCCAGTGGCGTATCGGTGCCTGGCGCTACATACACAGTCGCTGCGATACTTAGCGGAGTCCCCGGAACAACGGTTAGCCTGTACGCCCAAGATGGGGGCGGTGCATTTGGGTCGAGCGGTACGTCTATATCGCTAACTGCAACTCCAACTCTGTACGTGTTCACTAGAGTAGCGGTAGAGGTTGTGATGCTTGGGGGCCTTCGATGGGATAGCGGTGCCACAGTCGTTGTCGATGTTGCGGCTCAAGCCCTATTCCAAGGCACCCTAACCGCAGCCCAAATCCAAGCCCTAGGAGGCATCCCCCTCACGACCCCAGCACCAGCAAGCACGGCACTTGGCCCGTATTACTGGCAGTTCGACGGTGTAGACGACTCGCTGGCTTTGAGTGGGCCGCTGTTTCAGGTAGCAGACGATCAGTGCGTTGTTGCAGCAGTTAAATATGGATCGAGTGGTTCCGGCTGCGTAGTAGCTCCGTCATCCAACACAGCTACATACGCAAAACAATCAGCGTTAGGACAGGCGGCTGGGTCGTGCTTCGTAAGGTGGTCATCTGATACTACTGACTACACCACGGTGCCAGCCTACCCATACACCACAGGGCAGAGCTATGTAGTTAGTGGTAGAAAAGTTGGTACTGGTGGAATACATCGAGTTAATGGTGTTCAAGCTGGATCGGTGTCTCTTGCAGCGATGGTTACTTCAACTGTGAATGCTGGATATATCGGACTAGAAGGTAACGGAGCTGGCAATTTCACCGGTTCAATCTACCCAGTCATAGCCATTAAAGGCACGGTCACAGACGCCGACCTACTCACCCTAGAGCGCCTAGTCGCCTCCATGTCAGGCGTCACGCTATGACCATCCTCTACTACTTCCTAGCCTACACCGTTGGCCTCTTAACCGGAGTCTGCGGCATTCTGATGGCAACGGCAAACACCGGGCGGTGCAGCGATTGCCCACAACACAAGGATGGCAAATGAGCTACGACAACACCCTGACGATCAAGCTGCCGTTCTCGCTGGCTGACATTGCTTCGCGCATTGGACGCGCCCTCGATCCTGACGTTGGTGGAGACAAGAGCTTCACCAGAATCGTCACAGGTCAGAAGGACGGCAAGGACATCTACGGCGACACGATCAGCATGACAACGCCTTGCACAACCATGTTTAAAGATCAGGCTAGGTATTTACTAGCTAACCCCGTGCATCTACAAGCAATGGTAGCACAGGATTATGCCAAGCGATGGGTGGGGTTAAAAGCACCTTCCCTAGATGAATGCATAGTCTTCTGTAAAGGAGTGATACCAGAACCTCCAGTAACAGGACGTATTCTATGAGAAATCACTTAATTTTAGGGGATTGGAACGCGTTGTGTGATTCATGTGGTCGTAAATTCAAAGCCTCCTCACTGCGTAAGCGGTGGGATGGCTTGATGGTTTGTAAACATGACTATGAGACTAGGCATCCATCCGATTTCTTACGAGTACAGCGTGAGAGAGTCGCTGTACCCTTCTCTAGACCCTATCCAAGTCAGGATAGTTATATACCAATACCGTATATATGTACTCCAGAAGGACGTATAGGCATTCCCTTTTTTGCCACAGCAGGCTGCGCTATTGCTGGTAGTACTACAGGTATGGGTATATATAAAGGATCTCTTGCTGGTAGAGCTATTACAGGCTATGCAATCTCAGGAATAAATTAAAGGATAATATGGCATCAACTACTTTTGTAGATCAGAGTACAGTTATTGTAGCCTCATGGCTCAATGATGTGAATACGGCTACATATACCACCACTCCGGCAAATACTTCTGCTATAGCTACCAAAGCCGAGGCAGGAGCAAATTCAACAATCACATCTCTTAGTGGATTGACCACAGCCCTGAGCATTGCTCAAGGAGGTACTGCGTCCACTACCGCAGCAGCAGCACGGACTGCTCTGGGCACAGCAGCCTCTGGCCTAGCCACTGCTTCTGGACTAACACAGTCTACAAATACAATACTAGGACGCTCTACTGCGTCTACTGGTGCCATTGAGGAAATTTCTGTAGGAGCAGGATTATCTTTGTCCGCAGGAACTTTGTCAGCAACAGCAGTGAGTATTCCTCCTCCAACAGTGCGCCAAACAGTTTTATCAGGGCCTTTAGACAGCAATGGTTTTTCTGCTTTTGGGGGATCTACAGGAAGTACTACAGTCACTGCCACCGGGACAATTATCGCAACGGCTGCCAATGGCTATAATAATAATAGAGATGGAACTATCGTCAACCCAAGTTGGACAGGGCTTACAGCAAGCGCGTATCTCTATCTCGACATCGCTGCTAATGGCACTTGCACAACTGGATCAACACCACTGCTGCCGACTTATCGTTGGAGCGGTACTGATGTAGTTACTAGTGGGCAGTTCACCTTCAACATCCAAGAAATGCAAGGCAAGGTTGGTAATGGTTCAACTGCTGCGCAAACCTATCGCGTGTTCGTTGGTGAAGTTGTTGCGAGTGGAACAGTTAGCGCGATTACTTGGTATGCGCTGATGGGCAGATATACAAGCGCAACGACAGCGACCCTGCCGGCTGGAAGCGTCACGACAAGCGTAAACCACAATATCGGTATAAAGCCAAAAACAAAACGATTTGTTGCTATATGCACGACCATTGACCTAGGCTGCGCTGTGGGAGATGAGATTACGGAGTTTGGATACCGCAATGCGTCGGCTTCTGTGCAAGCCCCCATTCCTGTGGTTGTTTCGAGACTAAGTATGTCTCTTTCAACAGGAAACGATGCCAATTTTATGACAGCAGGAAAATCTACCGTTGTTGCGTCAGTGGCACCCGCCAATTGGTCGTACCGTTTTGAAGCAGAGAGGGGATGGTAATCATGTACATCGACAAAAACAACAATCCGTATTTCGGTGATATGCAAGTTGGTGACCGTGGGGCAACAGCAGAGGAAGTTGCTGCTTGGGAAGAATCCCGCAAACCGGACTACCGCCAGCTCCGTGCAACCGCATACCCTCCAATTGCTGACTACCTGGATGGGGTAGTTAAAGGTGATACCGTACAGATACAGGCTTATCTAGATCAGTGTTTAGAAGTTAAAAAGAAATACCCAAAGCCATGAGCGAATATCAATACCTAATAAATATAGCTCTTGGAGTAACTTTGGCTGTTGGAGGATGGTTTGCACGAACCCTTTGGGATGCTGTACAGGAACTTAAAGGTGACTTATCTAATCTAAGAGTAGAACTTGCTAAAGACTATACTCCACGCAATGACTTCAAAGAGTTTGCTGTAGAGATCAGAACCATGTTCCAAAAGATCAGTGATAAACTAGATAATAAGGCGGACAAATAATGGCACTAGACCCACTAACAGCAGTAGCTGATTTAGCATCTTCTGTCGTAAACAAGATTTGGCCTGATAAGACAGAGGTAGAGAAGCAGCAATTAGCTGCGGCTGTTACACTGGTACAGGGTCAACTAGACATCAATCAAGAAGAAGCTAAAAATCCAAATGTCTTTGTTTCAGGCTGGCGTCCTGCTATTGGTTGGATATGCGGCGCGTCTCTTGGTTATACATATCTTGGCTATCCCTTACTTGTATGGATCTCTACTGTGTGGTATCCTACAATCCATGCTCCCCTTCTGGGTAATGATGGTATGCTAATGGAACTCCTGTTTGGTATGCTGGGTATGGGTGGCTTACGCACATTTGAGAAATTAAAGGGAGTGGCATAATATGAGTACAAGTGGAACTACCACATGGTCCCTTCAACGGGATGCAGTAATTAACGGGGCATTGCGTAAGCTCTCAGTCTTGTCTGGTGGTTCTACTCCAGCGGCCTTTGAAGTTGCCAATGCCGCCGAGGCCTTGAATGCCATGATTAAAGGCTTTCAGGCGGACGGTATGCCTGTATGGGCCATTAAGAAGTATACCTTCACAACAGTCGCAGGAACCTCTGCATACAGTATCGGTATTGGGCAGACGTTGGCAACTCCTGTCCCATTGAAGGTATTACAAGCATATCGTAATCAAAGTTCTGGTGTAAATGTTCCCATGAATATATATACCAATTACAATTACAATCTGCTTCCTCTGACCACATCGTCTGGAGTACCTGTCAATCTATATTACCAACCACAGGCCACCCTAGGAACAGTCAATCTGTGGCCTATTCCAAACGACAGTGCAACCACAATCACCCTGGTCTATCAACGTCCTTTCGAGGATATGACCACTTCCGTAGATGACTTTGATTTCCCGTCCTATTGGACAGAGGCAATGATCTACGGCTTGGCTTGGCGTCTTGGTGGAGAGTATGGGATACCTATCCAAGATAGGAATGTATTGTCAAAAGAAGCCGAGTTCTTCCATCAACAAGCCTTGAGCTTTGGGCAGGAAGAGGGTAGTGTATATATGCAGCCAGACTGGTCGGGGCGTAGATAATGGCTTTCACAAAGAACCCCGTTTCCTCTACATACGATACCAAGCGGTATGATTTTGCTATCTCACCACATCAACGCTCAGGTAGTCTTCCTAACAAAGATGCTAGATTACTGAATATGATGGTAGAGCCTTTGACGGCTCCCACAGAAGAAAACAAACGCATTACTATTAAGTCCCGTCCCGGCCTTACTACTGCTTACACAGTGGGTACTGGGGTAGGTAGAGGATGCTATTACTGGGTTGTTAGTGGTGTTGGATATGTCATCTCTGTGTGCGGTTCTGCTGTGTATACTAATGGAACGTCCCTGTCTACAATAACTACTACAACAGGAAAAGTCGGGTTTACTGAGTTTGTGTCCTCTACAGGTGCTGTGACTTTGGTGATGGTAGATGGTACTAAAGGATATGTCTTCACATCTCCCACAGTTGCACCGACACTTATCGCTTCTGTGGACTTTCCCTCTCCACATATCCCAATGCCCATCTTTCTAGATGGGTACTTGTTCTTAGCAAAAACAGGTACACAGGATGTGTATAATAGTAACCTAGATGATCCTGCTCTGTGGACGGCTGGCGACTTTATCTCTGCTGAGATGTATCCTGATAAGATTGTAGCACTGTCCAAAAATAACAACTATCTCTATGCAGTGGGGCGTACCTCTATTGAGTATCTATATGATGCTGCTAATGCCACAGGAAGCCCGCTAGGACGTCATGAGTCTGCTGTTCAGCAGTTTGGTACGGTAGCCTATGCCTCGGTCGTCCAGACGGACAATGAGGTCATACTGCTAGGGGGCACGGACAATGGTGGGCACACTGTTTGGACTATTTCTGGATTTAAAGAGAAAGAGATCTCAACAGCAGCCATTAAAGGTATTCTGTTAGCGGAGGGATCTGCTCTAGAGAATGCCACGGCCTTCTGCATACGAGTGTCTTCCCAAAAGCTATATGTGGTCACACTGACCTCTAGGACACTGGTATACAGTTTCACAACGGAGTTATGGAGTGAGTGGGCCTCTGGCACCGCAGGAACCTCTGCATTCCTAGGTAACTGTGCAGCAGACGGTCCTAATGGAACAGCGCATATACTAGATGCTAGTGGCGGCAAGGTGTATACCATCAGCGAGGGTGTCTACACAGACGATGGTGTGGCTTTCCTATGTCAGATTGTCACAAACAAATACGACTTTGATACATTCAACCGTAAGACAATGAGCCGACTTTCTTTGATTGGCGATGTCCCAGATAGTACAGGAGTAGATAACACTGTTCTTGTGTCTTGGACAGATGATGATTACCAGACATGGTCTGCTGCGAGATCCTTGTCGTTTAATTATGACTATCCCAGTATCGCACAACTGGGTAACTTCCGTCGTAGGGCATTTAAGTTTAGCTACAGTTTACCACACCTTATCCGATTGGATGGGTTTGAGGTGGACATTAACAAGGGAGTACAATAATATGGCAGGAGGTTTACCACCACCACCCACCAGAGCAGCTAATGGCGATTTTGCTTGGACTGCTTGGTACAATGCCTTGTACGCATTGTTGTCTACTTCGGGATCTGTTAGCTGGTCTTTGATTAATAAAGCAGGAAGCTCTATAGCTGATTTAGCTAACAAGAATCACGGATTGCTTACAAGTATCTTAGGTACGGGGGCAACACACGTGTCTGCGGCAGAGGGTGTACGAATCACTGCCTGCATCACAACACAGTCTAAGGCCGGAGTGCCTACTGTCACTGACATCCCTGCTGGGAATTGGGCTATCTACAAGGACACATCTGGAGGCACTATTAAGCTATATGCCAATGATGGTGGTACTATTAAATCAGTAGCTCTTGTTTAAGGAATGAATATGAATATTTTTAAGTATCTACTGCCAGTAGGATTACTCAAGATGTCTTGGGGTGATGGGCAGGGCGGTGATGTAGACACGGGTGATTACTCCTCACCGACGCCTCCTAACGGGAATGGTGATTACACCGGGCCAATGTCCCCTAACTGGGATGGTGGTGGAGCCACGGGTGATGCAACATATCAATCTAGCTTTCTACAGAATCTGTTTAATAACCCGGAGACTGCATATGGCGAGTATGGGAATATCACAAACCCTGTGGTCGGACAAGCAATCAACGCTTGGGCTCCTGTGAGGGAAGGTATGGCTACACTCACCACCAAGCCCAGCATGTTTGGTGATGGTGCTTTGCGCCAAGAGTATGACGCTAATGGAGAAGCCCAAGGTTTTATGACCACTCCTTTTGCTAAGGGTTTGATGGACGCTGGCATCGGACTTGGCCGTAGTGCTTTGAACTCTACTCCATTGGGAGCTATTGCTAACGTGGGATATGACATGTCTCAAGGTGCAAACCCTATGCGAGCCCTTGCAGGCGCTATTCCCGGTTATGGTGGTATGGTAGCACGAGGAGCAGTCGATATTTCAAACGGAGCCCCTGCGGGACAAGTAATGGGCAATGCCATAGCAGGGCCACTAGGTAGCCAATTAGGGGGTCAAATGGGACAAGGACTAGCGGGTGGATTGGGCGGTGCCCTAGGGAGTATGTTTGGAGGTAGGGCCTTACAGGGTGCCGTGCGGACAGCCGGAGATGCTCCACAAAGATTTGGTCTTGGTGATGCTATTGGCGGTTTAGCTGGTCTGTATGGTATGCAGAAAGGCATTGATACTGCTGGTAATACGGCTGATTCCTATGGACAGACTCAACAGGCTATCCAACAGCAAATGGCCTCGATGCCTACACTGGACAGCATGTATGGACAGAATAGTCCTTATGCTCAACAGATGCGTCAATCCCTTGCAAGGCAAGATGCTAAGGCAGGACGTAATAGTCAGTATGGACAGCGTGAGGTCCAGCTACAAGCGGCCTTGGCTGATAAGGCCTCTACTTATGCTGCCCAGCAAGCTGGTAGTTTACAGAGCATGGGCACAGCCTCTCAGATGGCTCTTAAAGGCCGCATGGATGCCCAAGCTATGCAGGATAAGCAACGCGCCCAGCAACTAGGCTCTCTGTACAATCTAGCAGATAAGAGTGGCGCTCTTGGGGCATTGGGACAGGGACTGAGTGGTATGTGGAGTAACTTTGGCCCTTCACAGTGGGGTAATCAACAACTCCCGGACCAGCCCCCACAAGATTATGAATACGCTTAAGGAATAATATGGCAGATCAAGCAAACATCCCATCACAGGGAGACTTAAACTCCCTGTATGGAGATAACAATGTTATGTCCTATATTCAAGGGTATAGGAACCAAGACCTTGCCTCACAGTTCAGAGATCAAGCCTACCAGCAGCAACAGAACACTACTCAAGAAGGTGTTCTCAAGAATCAACAATCTGCCTCAATGAATCCTATGTTGCTTGAACAGCAGCGTGGACTTAATCAAGGACGAGATTATGATAATGTAGTTAAGGGCAATGCTGCGGAACTCTCTACAGCCAATCAGTCTAATATGTTGTCTAAACAGCAACGTCAAGCTGCCTTGGATGCTAGTGAAGATGATATGAAGCAGTTTGATGTTCATGTCCGTAAGATGCTCACCTCCCCTAATCCCGCTGAACGGGATCAAGGGGCGCAGATGCAGCAGTACCTTAGTTCCTTTCAACTGGAACGTAGAGGTGCTGCGGACAAGTTGGCACTACAAAAAGAGCAGACCCGAAGTCACTTGAGTGGTATCGGTATGCAGACAGGCGCTCAAGAACGAATGAATACTGCTAATATCAATGCAGGTAAGTTTACTAAACGTGGAGCTGCCGGAGTTCAGAATATTCAAGACTCTGTTCAGTCTGGTAAGATGACTGCTGAGAAAGCTGCTGTAGCTCTATACGCCGCTGCTCAGTTTGCAGATGATCCTGAAACTATTCAGAAGTACACAGAGATGGCTCAACAATATGAGCAGTTTGCCATGCAGCAACG